AGTGCCCATTGGTTAAAAGCATTTGAAACTTCTACATCAAAAACAGCTTTAGTAACAAAACTGTTTTTGAGTACTTCTACATTTTCTAATGTAGGGTGTTTTACAAGTAGCTTACTAAGATCTGATGCAAAATAAGTTATAGTTGTATTTTGTATACTACCAGAAGACTTACCTTCATTTATTGAATCTCTTAAAATATTTATCATAGTTTATTATTTCAAAGGTATTACTTGTAAAGAATATACTGTAACATCTGAAGCTGCAGTTGCATTGTTTACATCTACTGATACAGATATAATACTGTTCCAATCTAAATTTAATGTATTACTTAAAGTAGGAGCAGATTTATTAATTCCTACTAAAACAAACCCAAAAGCTAAAGAGCTTGGAGAGTTTGTTCTTATAACAGTTAACTCATGATGTATAAAATCTAAGTCTGGGGCTGTTACTCCAGTTAAACTACTAGCATTCAGTTGAGTTCCATTTACTCCAATTGCAACTGTTTTTGTTTGCCCGTTAGATGCTGTTATACTGTCGGCAACTATTTTAAATCCTGTACCTATAGGGTATTCTTTTAAGTCTACGTCTATAGACATAACACTCTCATACGCACCTGTAGAAGATGCTTTTTCCCCTGGAACACTAGTAAAAGATTTCATACCTCCAGTACCTGAAGCCCCTGAAGCTACATTACTTTCTAAGTACCAAATATTTTCTCCGTTATTATAAAGTTTTATAGACTCAGAATTACCTGAAATTATATAAGACCTAGATCCTTGAATAGTATCACCACCTGTAGCAACTATAGTTATAGTGTTTTTAGAAGCATTGTTACTTTCATCTTTTATTGTGTACTTTAATATTTTAGCGTTAGCAGCTCTACCTATTGAAGGAAGATTTATAGTTACTGGCCTATTTAAAGTGTTAACTCCAATAATTCCTCTTTCCACTTCTGCTAGATTATATGTAGAAGCATCTATAATAGTTCTATTGTAAGAACTTCCAGACTCTAAAGATCTTTTAAGTTTAAACGGAGTAACTGCAGAATCTTCTGAAGACATCTCTGCAATATCTATTTCACTAGCTACTCTAAGAATACCAGCTGCCTTTTCTGTTGCAAATACTACATTAGTATTAATTATAGCAAACTGTTGCCCTGAAGCCCCGTGAGTACCTCCTTTAGAATTTTCTATACATATTAATAAATCTCCTTTCTGTACTTCAGGCCCATCTGTAGCAAAAACATCTATAGTATTTTCTAACATATATGTATCTCCTACAGAAGATTGTGGATACCCATTATTACCAGAAATTTTTCTAACAGTTTTTAAAGCACTTTTTAAAGAATCATCTACAAACTTTTTAGTTACAATATCATTGTTACTAAAAGTAGCAGGCGCAGATCTAAAAGATAAATTTCTTACTAGCTGCGTAGATCCGTCATTCTTTACAACATTATGTAAAGAATTGTCTACATACGATTTTGTAGTTAAATGGTCTGGAGATGATGGGCTCTTTGCAGATACAGCATTAGGAAAAGAAGGATTACTTTTATTTATAGTTTTTGTTCTAATTTGATTTTGTAAAGAATTTATATCTGAAGAAAGTCTTCCCATAGAATCTTCTAAGTACTTTAAAAGAACTTCTTTAGACATAGACTTTTCAACTCCTCCTTGAGTAATTGTTATAAGATCTCCTTTAGAACTTACGGTAGCTTTAGGTAAATTTATTTTTTTTGCCATTTTATATTATTTTTAATCAATAAGATATGTTTAATTCTATTGCTATTTGCTCTAAAATTTTATTATACTTTTTTATGCTTTCAGCATTTAAATCATTACCAATACTAAGCGCATTAACTCCTCCATTTATTTCGTGATGAAGAGAAGTTATATTTGTAACTCCAGGACTAACTATTAATTTTTGCCCATTAAAGTCAGATGTTTTAGGAAAATTTATAGTAAATGTAGTGTGGGTGGAAGATTTTACTTTAAAAGAAAAACTTCCTCTAGTAATATTATTATTACTTTTGTATATTAAATTAAGACTTCTTCCTACTTGACCGTTTAAAACATTTGTTAAATATTTTCCTTGATCGATTATTTCAGTTTCTTCTTGTGTTAAACTCCAATTAGGAACTGCTAAAATAGGAATTGTTCTTCCTAAATTATTTTCAATGCTTATTGATATAGCTCTGTTTGAAACTACTTGAGGAATATTTAAAACAATTGGAGTAGGGCTAACTCCTTCTATAGTTTTAGGAATTACAATTTTATCATCTAGAAAAGAAACCCATGCAGAGATAATATTAAATTTATGAATCAAAGACTTATGCACGTTACCAGTAATTAATCTATCTGAAATTTTATTACTGTACTCAACAAGAGCCTCACTAGCTCTAGTATGTTTATGCTTTAAATTTTCTACAGTTATATCCATATCTAAATTAATTGGTGGTAAAGGTAGTTAAATTAATAATTTTATTAGTAACTTTGTTAAATTTTTTAGCCTCTCTTTCTGTTAATGTCATTAAAGGATTAAATTTATTAAGTACATCTGTTCTAAAATACAATTGTTTAGTTATTGTTTTTAGAACTTCATCGTATGCAAAGTAGTGTCGTTCTAAGGTTTCACTGTTGTGTGCAATTTTAAATTTACCTGTGTAAGAATTTCCATCTTCCGTATATAGTATAATAGAAGACTCTAAATTAAAAGGGTCAGAGTATGTTAAAGGGTTAGCTTCAGGAACTGCGTCAGAATTTGTAATTTCATTTCGTGAACTTCTACTTTTACGTTTCCTTAAAGGAATTTGAGATTCGTTTAAAATAGAAGAGTCGTAACTTCCTAAATCTGATTCTGTGTAAGAAGGTAATTGATTAGACTCAATAACTAACCCTCTCATATTGTATTTATGAGACCCTCCAATACTTACTGCTGGTGCCCCAAATAAAGCATATCTAGTAAAATTGTTAAAATCTTCTGTACAAGAAGAATTTGCTTCTACATCATAAGTTTGTAAAAAAGTTACATCTATTACAACTCCACCTTCAAACACTATTTCATTATTACATCCAAAAGGAGTTTGAGATTCTAATTCAGGAAAAGAACATCCAATTAATCTATCTGCTATAGGTATAGAGTTGTTATCTAACTCCCCGTTACTGTTATACAAATAACATCCTCCAGAACCATCGGGTAAAATAGGATTTTCAACGCAATTATATCTATACCCTAAATAATTGTCTGTACTAAATCTTATCCGATTCCATAGAGCACTGTAGGTCCACGTAGCTGGTCTGGAGTCATATTTTAGATAACTAAAAACATACTCTGTTTCAGAATTACTAGGGTGATAACGAGAATTACTAGGATCTTCATCAAGAGATGCCCCTAAGTAAGGAAAACCTCCTTTTGATCCGCTATTTTTTATATAGTATACTGTGGGCAGAATGCTTATATTAAAAGCAGATTTTGATTCTCCTTCTGCAGGTAAAAGTTCTGAAAGATAAGCTTGTTTTCTTATAGGGTTTGCTGTATGAGCATTAATAGCTCCTGTATCTGCATCTTCAATATAAGAAATTAAAGGATCTTGGTTACATGACGCTATATCATTGTATGGAGCATTACAAACAAAACGGACTAAAGCTCGTTTAGGTACTACTAAAAATTGACACAAACTATTATTAGAGGTATCAAAAGCATCATTAGGAACAATGTCTGTTTCTGCGGCTGTTATTATATCTGTAAGATTGTACTGATCTGCATAAGCTTGCGCACTACTAATAGCGTTCCAATCGTAGCCAGTAGCAAAGTCTCCTGTTGCTGCAGGGTCTAAACAAAGTTCAGCATAGCAAGAGCCATTATCTGTGTTTGCTTCTGGGTTATAATTATTTGCCCAGCTTTGGATACACCCTTCTACTATGTCAATACAAGTTCCATCATTATCTGTAGCATTAGGATCATAATTAAACTTTGAAGAATCTGTACAACCTAATACTACTAAATCTACATCTAATGAGTTTACTATACTTTTGTATTGATTTAAGTATTTAGATATTTGTGATCCTGAATCAGAATGTGCTAAATGACTTCCACTGCCCCCACCTTGATAAGAATTCTCATAATCATAAGTTGCATTTTCTTGGTCTGCATAAATACTTGCATAAACAAGGTTGTCTGGAACATCTGCTCTGTTGTAATGATAGTTTAATTTTTTTACAAACTCTTTAGGAAGAATAGACGATTTAGTAGCTATAGAAGTTAATTGATACCCCATTACATTAGCTATGTATAAAGGATTGTACTCTCCGTATAAATCTGAGTAATGCTCAAACTCATTACTAAAAGTACCATATTGCTCAATTTTTGAAGTAACTGTTGTAATGTTCCATTCGTCTGTAACATTAAAGTTTTGTTGATGTTGATTTACATAAGTTTCATGATAATGCAAATCTTTTAAAGGATTGTAAAGAGCCTCTCCTGGTGTTGTAAAACCTAACCCATATCTGTTTCTAGCATTATTAGTGGAATAGACTCTATTAATAAAATTAACTGGACTAATACTAGCTGTAACAGTTTCTCCTCCATCAGTTTCTGCAGCTAAAAAAAGACTAGTATTAAGTGCTAAATATCCATCATTTAAATAATATTCATTAGGCACACTTTGCCCTTTAGTATATATTATATTAGTTGCATCCTTATCCCCACTAGCTACTAACTCCTCATCAATTTCTTTATCTCTAGTTTTAAAAACATTTGGAACAGCAGTGTGTATTCCTCCTACTCCTGAATACCCAGAAAATATAGGTAAATTTAAAACATGTCCGTTAGAGTATTTATAGAGAGGTACCATTTGATTATACTTGCTACCTTTAATTACATTTGCAGATTCATATAATTGAGATGTTGCATGTGCCCAAAACAAAGCGTATGAATCAAATCTTTTATCGTCTTGAAGAGTTCCAGTTTCTTCAGAAGTACCAGAGTTACATGTTCTGCAAGTAGAAGTTTCATATGATCCTGATCCAGTTACTTCATATATATTTATTTCATCAGGCCATCCAATACGCTGTACAATGCCCCCAAATGCACCTGCACTAATACTAGCGGTTAGTTCACTTTGATATTGAGCCTCATAGTCCCTTAAATAATTATAATAATATAATCTGTTTAAAGCAATAAGATCCTCTTGAGTTCCTCCTATTATTTTATATTCATAAGGGGTTTCACTTCCATCGTAATACGTTTGAGTTAATCGCAGACAAGGACAATATTCATCATTTAATAAATCTTCTACTTTAGTGTTAGCAGGATACTCAGGGTATGCTGGATTAAAAGCATTAAGGTTATGCGCCCAGAAAGGATCAAATTTAGTATTTAAAGTTAAGTCTTCGCTTGGAGTTCCGTCTGCTTGCACACAAAAAGGAATACGAGTAGTTACGTTAGGTCCTCGCCTGTTAAATAAATTATCTTCAGGATTAACAACTAAAGATGTAGATGCATCTGGATTAGCAATTATTTTTTCTAAAAAATCTTCTTCGTATGTTTTACCTTCAGTAGCAGTTATTGCTTCTGTTGGTTCTGAAATTGTTATAGAACGAATAACACGAACCCTGCTTTTACTGCCCTTACCGATGATACTCGTGGTACCGTAATAAAAATACATGACTCTCACGGGAATATTAGATTCTGTGAGTGGACTAGAGTTTGTACTACCGTCTATTGAAGAAGACCAATGATTATCAGAAAGAAAATTTGCAATATTAGTTCCGCCCTGCCCAACAGTACTCCGCATTAACCCTAATTCTTCTATGTTTGGAAGATACCAGTCGTCATAGCCTTGTAAGGTAGAACTATTTGCTGCATCCATTGCATCATCCCAATCCATTCTTCCTAAGTCTTCAAGGGCACCTACTAACCCTGTGCTATCTTCTTTGATTTGGAATACTATTCCTCCTTCTATAAAGTCCCCTTTTTGAACTTCAGGAGTTGTTTCTACACCTGCCACTCCTTCTTGAGCAGATACAGTAGCCATTAAGTCTGCATCATTAAATACAATAGATCCTCCCCAAAAAGATTGTATTCCTAAAAGAGAAGATACTGCAGTTTGTTGAAGATCTGAATTCATTAACGATTTTCCAAAACTAAAAAATCTCCATTTGTTAAGGTTAACTCTAGCACGAGTTACTCCGTCTGAAGACCCATTTGTAAAAACATATTTTCGAGTAAAATTATCTGTAAATTCTTTTACAACGTCATTGTATATGTACTCAACATATTCTTTTTCTTTATCTTCTAAATTAAAAAAATCAACAACTTTTGTTTCAGGAGTTTCAGCTAAATGTTGAGCTAATAAATCTTTTCTTTCTAAATACTTTTCTATTTTTTCAGAGTAAGAAGCACTTCTATCTAAAGGAGCATTATCTAGTAAATCTTGATATTCTGAATCTGCTAATTGAGAATCTCTTAATCTTTTTCTGTAAGAATCGTTAGGCTCTTCGTATATAAAAGGAGGTTTAAACTCATTATTATACACAGATTTTATTTCACAATTTGGCCCTGCAATAGTAAGTCTTTCTCCTAATATATCATACCTTAATCTAGACACTGTTCGAGAGTTTGATCCTCCTAAAACTTTTGCAGAATTCCAGCTATGAGTGGCTCCATGAGCATGCCCCCATTCATGTATAATTGTTTCAGGAAAAACCCATACATTTCCTTTTATAGTTTTAGTTCCATAAGCTGAAGTTTGAAGTGAAGAGTGCCTATTATCTGGGTTGTAAGCAGAACAACTATAGTTATATCCAAGTTCATTAAAAATAGTAGCTCCATTAAGATTGTATAAATCTATGTCAGTTTCAGCGATCCATGCAGGGTCTATAGTTTGAATAGGTACGTTAAGAGGTTTAGTATTACTGTAAATAGCTTTTTGAATATGATTTAATTTTTGAAAAAATTCTGCATTCCATGCATTCATATCCCAATAAACATATCCTGGTGTACCTTGATTAAAATAAAAATAGTCAAAACTAAGGTATAGTCCCATCAGATTATAGCTTTGACTAGTAATTTGATCTTGCATAAAATTTCTTAAATCATTTGCATCTACTTCACAGCCTGAGCTTGCAGGAAAAAGAGTTGCTAAATACTCTTTTCGTAATCTTTTTGGAAAAAAGAATTTAACGTTAGGATGCAATTCTCTAACAGAGTAATGCGGAACATACTCATCAATAAAAGTATTAGTTTCTTCGTCAAAAATTTTAGCTCCTGTATAATACCCAAGCTTAGAAGGATCAGTATAATGGCGTATATGTTTCTGCCCCAAACTGGTAAATTTAATATTTTCACTATTTAAACTTTGACTATTAGTTTGCACAGATAAAGAATATACAGTTTCTTCCGCAGTGTTTTGAAAATAATCATTAACTTTTTGAAAAGCCGTTTTAATAGGCACGTATGGATTTGTTTCGTCTTGAAGGGTTGAATGCTGATAGCCAGTACCATATAAATTATAATCATCGTCTAACACATAATTATAATGTTGAATAATTACAGGTATATAAACAGTGGGGCAGCTACCATCTGCGCAAGACTCAGCAGTATTTCTTGAAGAAACAAAATTTTGTAAATATTTATTAGCTATATCAAAAACTCTTTGTGTAATTACATTTTTTGATTCAGGCGTATCTACTTGTATTATGCACTCAGGTGCAATAATATTTTCTGTATTATTTATACTTACATTAGTATTAAACTCTGGAGAAGACGCTGTATAAAGTTTTTTTGCCATTATATAAACTCGTTAGTTATATTTTTAATACTGCTTACATTACTAGAATATTCTTCTAAATTGTTTTTAGAAGCATTAGTTATAACACTAAAATTTCTAGGAGCAACATTAGAAGTTTCTTCCTCACAAACATTCTCTAATATTATGTGGTTATTATTTATATAAGGAGATGTGGTTAAAGTATGTAAAACGCCTGCACTTATACCAGAAACTACACCCTCTTCACTTTCTTCAAAGTAAAGCATTCCTATATTAGCTCGCATTCTTTTTATTTGAAGAGGGCTAAACTGTTTAGTAAATGCTTCAGAAGAAGGAATAAAATTATTCATAATATTACTTTCTGCAGTAACAGAATTAAAACAAGAAACTCCTATCCCCTCTGGAACATTAGTTAAATCTAAAGGATTGTAAATTTGAGTAGGGTCTGTATCAGAAACACAATCTCCACAATAATCTTTACCTTTAAATCTAGTATACACACAATTAGTGTTGCAAGAAGAATTAAAATAAGGATTTTCTTCTCTTAAACTTAAATAATTATTTAAAAAATTATTAGTGCTAGCTAACCCTAGTAAATGTCCTAAACTTTTTGCTAATATAAAAGATTTATTATAAGAAGAGCTGTAGTAATTAGGAGTAGTGTTACTTATACTTATAGCTTGAGAAAGTTTAGAATTTATTTTAAATTCTGGATTAGAGTAATATCTATAACCATATCCAGTTTCAGCATCACTTTTAAAAGGATTTCCTAAAGCATAAAAAGGCATTACAATATTAAATCCAGAATCTTTATCAGAATCAAAAATATAAGGATTTGAAGACATTGTAATAGCATTAATGTTAGGTGCAAAACTATTTATTAAAAATATATTTATTACTTTTTTTGGGTCATACCCATAAGTATTTATTATTTCTTGCATAGGAATTCCACCTAAACAACTTGTGTTGTTGTTATTTTTAAAATTTGGAGTAATAGCTACTCCAAACTTTTTATAATCATAATTAGTAATTCTTCCAACACATTCTACAGAAGATGAAAGTGTAGAGGCATCAATGTAATTAATACCTGGTATAGCTAAAGGAGTTCTTGCAGATAAATCATCTTGCAATAAACAAAAACTAATACCGCTACCACTAAAAGAATTGTTAATATCTTTGAGAACTTCATTAGCATTAAATTGTATATCTTCTATTTCAGCGGAAGGCCTAACTAAATTTATATCATCAACTACTAAATGAAAAACAATAGGAAGAACTATATCACCCAAAACAACTGAGCTAGGTAAAAATAAACTATCTGCTGTTATGGCAGCTTGGATAAAATTTTCATAAGCCTCTAAGTCTATATTTTTATTAGAAGCAAATTTTAAATTTAAATCCCAACCATCAAGCACTAAAGGTTCAATAGCATCTTGTTGTATAGAACTCTCTAAAGACATATTATTTATTTATTTTTAATGAGTTTAATAAACTTTTAGCTAAAAGAGCTTTCTCTATATCAGCTTCATCACAATCTTCACACCCCAAGTTAATAATTCCCATCATCTTATTAACTGCTAATGTAGAGCTACAAAGATTTTTAAAAGGAATTATAAATTCTTGAGAATAATAAGTTGTAGGAGAGTTAATATTTACAACAACATCGTAAAGAGTGTCTTCTAAAACTTCTTGAATAGGATCATAACTTTCTGGTATAGCAGCAGTGTTTGCAATAGCAGTGGATATTTCATAAGAAGGTACAGAGATTTTAAAACCTCTATAAGTATCTTCTGCAGGATATTTTACTGTGCTTTCAAAGTTAGGCAAATCTATAGAGGTAGTATATTGCTGCTCTTCTACAAAATGATATATTCTTAAATACGCTTGAAGGTTGTAATTTCCTCTATTACCAGTGATGTTAAAATCTCCCCATCCTCCTGGATTACTTTCTTCATTATAAATTCCAGTTATATCCTCTATAACTAAATGTTTACAATCTTCAGTTGTTCTTATATCAAGTTTTAAATCTAAAGCCATTTGTAGGTATTAAAAAAGGGCAGACAGATTAGCTGCCTGCCCTTTGATTATATAAAAATTAAACTACGCTTCGTTGAAGAAAGGTGAGTCACCAAATCCAAAAACATCATTAGCCATAACACCATCTGCAGCTGCAACACCATCAGGCAATGCAATAACTACAGAAACTTTACCAGCCCCTGAACCTGCAACTGCATGTTTAGGATCAGCTAAATCAAATTGCATTTCTAATACATCATAGAAATCATCTTTGTCTGCTACTAAAGTAATTAAATCTTGGTTACTTACCATAACACCATGACGATAAGGAGCACCTGCTGAACCTTGAGTAAACCACTCTAGTTCTGCGATCTTGTGTCCTTGACCATCAGCTGAAACTGCAGAAGTATCTGCAATAGCAGTAGTATCACCCCAGCCATCTAAAGTTACATCAAAAGTAATTTGATCATATTTAATTAAACCTAATTTCCAATCTTGAGCTATACCTGTAATTTTAAGCCCCCAGTTACCTGCAGCTGCGTTAGCCGCAGAAATTTCTCCACAAGAAGCATCAGCTAATGCTGCAGTAGTAGCGCCTTGGTAAGGTTGATCTAAAGTAGCTGTTTGACCAGAAATAGAAACTACTTTGTAAGCAACTCCATCTAGTTTTAAGTAACCGCCTACAATAGCAGCACCACCATCATCAACATCTGTTACTGCAGTAACTTGTTTACTACCATTAACAACATTAAATGTTCCTGAAGTAGCAGCAGTAACAGTAGAATCTGTAACACGTTCAACTTTTACAGAAGCACGATGTCTACCTGAAGCTTTTCCTGAGAATTTTTCACTTTTAGACATCACTTGCGCTAAGTAATCTACAATCTCTACTTGAGTAGCATTTGCATCTGACACATATTCGAAGAAATGTAAATCTGATTGCTTAGAGAACATATCTACATTATTCTTAAAGTTAACACGAACAGTGTAACGATTAGAGTTAAGTGCTTGTATAGAACCTGTAGTTCCATTTGAGCCAAATACAGAAGATTGTTCTGTAGTAGTAGCGTCAGTTGCTTTACCAGTTGCTTTAATTAAGTTATTCCACGCTAATAAAGGAGTAGATCGTACATTACCATCTGCATCTTTTTGTGAAATTTTAAATAAATCACCAGCTGCTAAAACGCCTGAAGCTGTACCATCTTCGTGAACTGTATGGATTTCATTTGTAGCTGCAGCAGCAGTGGCCTTATCGTGACCAAAAGCTCCTGTTGTAGGGCCTACAAATACATATAAATTATTATCTTGTTTAAACATTTGTTTTCTTTTTTAAAAATTAATTAATTATGCTGCTCTTAATATCATAATGAGCTCACCTACTGCTGGAGTAATATCTGAAGTTCCATCAGCTCCTGCTGACACATCAAATCTAGAAGCTACTGCTTCATCTGTTGATATAAGTACTACAATGTCTCCTGCTTTTAATTTTGCAAAATCTGTAGTAGCACTTGCCGCTGTAGCTGTTTTAACTTCTACAATTACATATCCACCAGTATTATCATCATCTATTAATAGATTAACAGCATCCACAATTTTATTGTGGTCTTGAACTGTAACTAAAGCATTGTTAAGTGCTCCACCTACATTGTTACGAGGGCCTACATTAGCTCTCGTTACTTTTTGTAATTTATCTGCCATTTTATTTATTCTATTTCGTTAAGTTCTATTTTACTTGACTGGTATCGTGGACTCTCTATACCTTCTAGAGCTTCTACAACAGCCATTCTAATAATCTCTCTGTGCGTGTGATCAGGTAATATACAATTTTGGTCCGATGCTATTTGAAGAGGTTCTTTTAAATATCTTAAATAATATAAAGATATTTTTTGATCTTCTCCATGAACTAACTCACAAATATTACCATTATCTCCAAACCCTAATCTATACACAGTATTTTTATGAGGTTTGTTAAAAGGATCATCTATTATTTTATTATAGCGATCATGAGTTATTGGTTTAACACTAACTCTTCTAGTAGCAGTTGAATTGTCTCCTGTATAAATAGTAGCCTCTTCATTTATGCTATGTCTGTAATCATTAGGTAGTAATGCAAATACACCGTTAGGTTTAGATGCAGTAAGATCTGTTACAAAACTAGTTATAGCTTTGTTAGAAATTAAATTTCTTAAATCGTCTCTACGTTTTTGATTCTCTTCAAAACTAGTACGTCTAGGGTTGTTTCCAAATGCACGTTTAGATATAAACTTTTCTTGAGCTATGTTCAAGAAGGAATCAATTTCAGAAGCCAGGAAAGAAGGCGATCCGCCTTCCCCTGATTTATCCATTAATAATTTAAACTCTGTATGCATTTCAGCTCTAGTCATATTATTTGCTTATAGACATTTTACCTTTTAAATCTAAATACACTTCCTGATTGTCAGGATTTTGTAAATATTCAATCGTTTGCTCAAGTGTATACCCTACAACATCCCCACCAGGAAGTTGGTATTTAGTACCATTTTTTACAAGAACTCTTGACGATATACAATCATCAATAAAAGCTCTCATTGCAAATGTTGGATCTTCTACAGTAGTTAAGAAGTTCTGTGGATCATCTGTTACAATTTTATCCAGTTGTGATTCAACAAAGTCTACAGACGCATCGTCTCCAACTCGTTTACCCATAACTTTAAGAACATCTTTCATTTCTGTAGTACTCATCCCACTAAACACTTTGTAAGCTTTACGCTTAAGTTTAGATTTTCTGTTTACTACTTTAGCTTCTTGCTCATCTGAAGTCATTATATACTCTGCAAATGGAGAATCAAATCTTTCCATTTCTGAGTTAGCAACTCTTTGATGCGCTCTTAAAACTAAGTATTTTAATTCATCTTCTGGAGAAGAAAGGTCAAGAATAGCTCCTTCTTTAGGAACATCTACTCTAAACATAGTCCAATAGTCTTTGTTGTATCTAGACAACGTTCCAGAGGACATGTTCATTTTACTTTCAAGACGTTTTTCATCTTCATCAGATAATCCAGTTTGTAGCACTCCTGTACCTCTTGCAGCTTGAACGGTTAACCGCTCGAAGCATTTAGAATAACGGATGCTCCCGTCGTGATCGTCGGGAAGCCATCCATTTTTCTTTATAGGTTTTAGAGTAACCTTCTCTGGTCTAGTATTTATAACAACACTTTCTTTCTTCACTTCAGCTTTCTGTTTTGCAACTTTTGCCATTTTCTTCTTCTTTCGTGTTTATATTAATTATCTATTATTATACTGCAGATGAGTAAATCAATTCAGCACAAGACATTGGGTTTGCAATAAGCACACCTTGTTGAGCTTGAGCGAATAATTGATAACCATCTACTGCAGATGCAGATCCTTTAGAGAACGAAGTGTTTGGACCAAGTGGAGAAGTAGAACCAGCTACGTGCCACATTAATTCCTTACGTCCTTTAGGATATACTCTACGGATATTCTTTTCTCCGCCTGAAGTACCCATGTTAAGGATAGTGTAACGGTAAGACTCAGTGTATCCACCTTTTGGATGCGGTACACGGTTACGTACTTCATTATCATACATTGGTAAGTGTACTAAAGTAAATCGGATACCTTGTGGCCCCATAAACTCTCTGTACTGACCTTGGAATGATAAGTTTTGTCCATCTCCACTAATTCTTTTAGAATCTAATGGTTGGAAACGAGCAGCGTGGTTTTCAAGAGCTCTATGGAATTGTACCATACCTCTTTCACCTGTAAACGCTACGAAGTGACGTTGATCTTCTGGAAGAATGTTAATTGATAAGTTCAATAATACATCTTCTAAATAATCAATTGTAAAGTCTGTATAGTGGAACTTGTAAGATGGAGAGATTTGCTCACGTAAACCTGCACCTTCGATGATTGGAGTACCTGAAGCACCCATAACATTGTAAGTACCATTAGCTTGCTTGTTAGCTTTAGAGAACCAAAGCATACGCTCTTTTTCTTTCATCCACTGACACATGAATTCGTATTCAGCATACTGAGTCCAAATCTTAGTAGATTTGTTAGACTTAGGGTCCATCATCTCAATAACTAAAGGACGTTGGTGCATGTTTCCAGGAATAGTGTAAGTCTTAGATAAGAAAGACATTGCATTACGCATTTTGAACGGAGAAGTATAGCTTGTTTCACCATAAGTTCTGTTCAATGTTCTTTCTTGTGGAGAGTATTCTTTACTCGCCTTAG